GCGTTATCTATCATCTCGAATTGACCAGGGGAGACGGTACATAAAGAAGAAATTACACAGTTAGCCCAATTAATTATAGAGGATGCATTGTGTATTTCAATACGATTAAAATTTGATTGAACAAATATTGAATCATCAATTACTATTGATTTGTTGGAATCCACAAATTCGCATAAAGAATTTTCACCAAAAGATAATACTCCCTTCTGTTTATACCCACCTGCGATAGCTTGGAATAATCCCCATCTTGCAGCACTTGCATCATTAGCTGCTGCCATTCCAGTAAAGTTAGAGTAGTTTTCTGATTGACCGCCGTCAATATAAAATATACCCCTTCCATATCTGAATACATCAAATCCAAGAGGGTTGCCTTTTGAAACTGCTGTAAGAACATTTGCTCCTCCACCTACTATATAATATGCCGATGGTGAACCAGATGTTTCACTTCCGGTCTTTGTAGGATCAACTGCAAAGTTTTGCCAACCACCATAAGGATACGCTCCATAAGTTTTACCTCCAACATAAAATACCTTATAAACACTTGCACTCGAACCGCAAATCATAACTAACCCACCAGCCGCTATTTCAGCGATAGCACCCGGAGCAAGCCAGACAATCCATCCAAATAAATAGTGTCCAGAAGTCCATGTAAATGAACTCGCATTATCACAAACCATTCCCGCCTTTCCATTAGTGTTCATAGTCAATGACCCATGATTAGTACCTTGAATAGGAAAGTCAGTATCAACAACAGGAGAACGCCCGGCAGCCCATGTAGAAGCCTCGGCTACTGTAGGCGATGATGGGGTTCCATCAAAATCAACAATGGTTATTAAATCTTTTGTATATGCTGGTACTGCCATTATTTTATTTTATCACTCAAAGTTATATCTTTTTTAAGAATACGTTACACTTGTTAAATCATCTCCTGTATAATGCAATGTCTTTGTTAAATCAATTCCTGATGGGGTATCTCCAGAAAGGACAAGGCTCGTTAAAACTCCTAAAGTATAGTTAAATGTTTTTACTATTTCCATCCCGCCACCAATATCATAAGTAATATAATCAATATCATCTCCGCCATAGGAAATAACATAAGGATAACCTTTAAGATTCTTAGACACCGTTTCAAATGCTTCAGAATATGCTGTATATCCTGTTATGTCCGAAGTAGCATGTTTATGTGATTTAGGAGTGAATGAGGCAGGGATGCCTGTTAGCTTAGAATATTCAACGGTATTGATAAGATTGATATTCCCTACCTGCCCTGTCTCAATAGTGCCTGAAACAGTGCCTATGATGCCAAATTCATTAAGTTTGGCTACTATGAAAGCTGTGGTTGTCCTCGGAAAGAGCCTGACAAGCTCTCCGTCTGTTACTCTACGTCCAGTTTTGTTTTGCAGTCTTATTTGCATAGGGGTGGAATATTTACTATGCAAAGGTATGAATTATTTAAAAACTATCCCAGAATTGTTTGTTTAAAGCACCCACAATGGATTTTTGTTCCTCGAGGCTATATCGATATCCAATAAGCATCCCCCGTGTCGTGGGGAAGCTCTTGGCATATTGTACGAGCAATTCTGCTTCAAGCTGCTTAACTTCATCCCATCGTGCTGTAACCCTGCTATTAGTTTTCTCTTCAAGGTCCAGAGCATAGGATATTCGTTCTTCCTCCGTGCCATCCATGAATAGTCCTCGTTCGCCTGGTGTGCATAGAATTATATTGCCGAAGTAGAATCTGAAATATGGATATTCTTTTACCGGAAGGATGTTCAGGAAACAATTTTTCCATAATGGTGTCCGGGCATACTCACGGAGCCAAAGCCCCGATATAAACGACTTCGATGGCAGCTTGTCCCAAAGAGTCTTAAATATCATCGTCTGAGCTATGTCAGACACCCTTGCGGATGGTATCTCGTGTAAATAAGCCATTGTTGATTACTTATCTTTCTTCTCTTCTTTTCCAGGTTATTATCAATACCAATAGTACAATTCCCGTCGTCATCAATAATTGGTTCGTCACATTCACAGTATTCTGTATTTTCCATATCACTTATTGTTAATAAAGTTAATAGCCCATTTAATTCCAATTTTTGCTCCAAGTTTTTTAGCAACCTCTTTTCCAAATTCAAATCTATTGTCAACCCATGTATTTATTTCTTCCTCGCTCGGCATCCTCCTGGAAGCGTATTCTTCCATAGCTTCAATAATCCAATCCTTTAACATCAACTCAGACTTATAGGCAACTGGATAAGTGCTTATAAAAGTCCATAAAGATTCATTAAGATTATCTTCAAGTATCTCTTCCACACTCTTTGCACCGTCTTTGGGCTGATTGTTTGCAGGATGGAATTTATAGAGCAGACATCCTTTTGGAACATAATCAGGCTGTTTGGAATTTTCCCATTCTTCACGCATTTTATTTTCTTCACCTGCTTCAAGGGCGGCAAGCTCGTCAATAAGATCATACTTTTTATCCATCCATTTAAGCTCTGCCTTTGTCGGTGACATACTTGTGCTTACAGGTTTTGCTTCATAATGCTCAATCAACTCTTTCAGTTTTTCAATCTTGTCATTCATCTCACTTGTGGTTTAGATTAATTCGATATAAACATTGCTATATTTTTTTAAAGGAACAGCAAGTCCCCTTGCAAGAAAGTTATTACATATTTTAGTCCAGCCTTCATCGTTGACTAATTCATCCCATTTTACAATTTTATGGACTTCACATACATTTACCATAGGTGTAGTCTTTGCTGGTGGATGATTGCCATGGGCTCTCAGTTCTAATCCTACTTTATACTTAGCAGGATTTATGCAATCTTTAATATCACAGTATTCTGTATTTTCCATATCACTTACTGTTTAGTTAATATTCCATCATGCCAAATTGCAAAGCACAATGGTCTCATTGCTGTATTCCCTGCATTATATTCGATTTTCCCAAGCGGACAATCTTGACACCATTTATCATCCCAATCTGTTGTATCGGGCTTTATACATAATTTATCATAAAGCTCTTGTAGATTTTCTTTGGTGATTTTTACTCCTATATCAATTTCTTTTTCCATTACTTATTGTTTATTAATCATTTATTTTAGATACTATCCAGCATAGACATAGAACAAAACCTATAACTGCACCAATTAAAAATACTATCAATACTTTCATTACTTATTGTTTATGAAGTTAATAACCCATATAATTGTATTAAAAGCATTGCCGATATTATTATAAGAATAATAAATATTCCCGTTCTTATTTCACTTATATAAATCCAATTCCAAAATCTATCTATCCATTTCATTATAAACCTTTTTTACTATTTTAATAACGTCATCCCATTGAAAGTAATAATTTTCATTTATATCTTCCGCATCTTCTGTTATAGTACATCTTATAGTATTCAGCATTGCTTTCTTAATTTTTTCCTCGCTCGGCATCCTCTGGCTGGCGTATTGCTCCATAGGTTGAAGATACCAATCAATGTAAGTAAGCCACACCTCAATATCCTTAGGGTGTAAATGAAATTCTAATGTAGTATAAGGTAGTCCTTTATCCTCAATAATTCCCCATTTACAATGCACAATACACATTGTCCCATTTTTCGGCAAATCCGCCTCCGACTTAATGTAAATCTTTTCGTATAACTCTTTCATCTCACTTTGGTTTTAACATCATCACTTACGTCTTTTATATAAGCTGTAATTATCAAACAGCCAGACAGTACAATAAGAATTACTATCTGTGTCGTTAATGGTGGATCTTTAATAGCTATCACAACAAGAATAACTATTCCAACTAACAATCTTAATATTTTTTCCATCTCACTTGTTTTTTGGTTTAAACTCCTCTTTCGTTTTCATGATACCTTGTCTTATGGTAGTAAGTTATCTTTTTTGAACTGAGCATATTCTATCTTCATCTCCTCTATATCGTTGTACCACTGGAAGAACTTCCATTCAGGATACTTCGCTCTTTCTTCTGATGTGCCCTGATCAACGAGGGTGTGGAAAACTGGTAACACCACCCGCACGTTCCTTGGGTTTAATTTAAACCAGGGATATCTTCCTTTCGGAAGCACATGGGCAAAACAACTGTAATATATGCCTTCCCCTTTAAAAGTTGTGATGTCAACATCAGTGTAAGGACAGATTACCCTCCCGGCTTCATTGCGAGCGTTATCCCATAGGCAATCAAATAACTCTACCTGGTTATCAAAGCCCCAATCAAATGTCCTTATACGCTCTCTCTTGGTGCGGAAGGCAGGTTTCTTAGGCTTCCTATCCTGACGTTTCCACTGGTGTCGTTGGCAAAAGCCACCTCCCCATACCGGATAATAACAATTCTCTGCTTTGCATGTTTTAGCCATGATTATACTTCATTTCTGAGCGCATTAATAACTTCACAGGTGAAATTCCCTGCTCCCAACGCACTGAATATCCCTACTATGGCAAATAGCCACCAAGGCGAGAATATTATTATGTAAAATAGACTCAGTAGGAGTCCCAACCAGACCGATAAACAAAAGCTGCACCGCACGAACTTAATGATCATCGAATCGCAGTTGTGCTCCATTACATGCCTATTGTTCTGTTTCTCGATCCATTTACCAAATTCACGGAAGAGCATATTTTTCCTGATAATGCGTGTCCACAGGATAGCTACCATCCCGGCAATGATTCCCAAAAATGTCATGTAAATAATATCTTTCATCGTTTTTAAGTATTAGTTTAATAAAAAAAGAGGCTATTATAATCATCTCGATCTTTCGTAGCCTCCTTATCCCTTTTGTAGTAATCAACAAGAGTGTGAGCTACAAATATACAGCTAATTTGCGTTAAGTAACAAATTTATTTCATCGACACTCGCTATCTTCAGGAATGTTTCTTTGTCACAATAAGAAGATGGTAATTTTAATTTATCATGTAGTTCCATAAATCTTGGCGTAGTAATCTGCGGTGTCACACCCATAAGTTTATTGAACAGACCTTTTACCAGACTGAAATCTCTCGGTGTCTCTGCAGGGATTTCTATATCGTATTTGTTCCCTGCCTCAATTTTCTCTGGCTCTGCCTTCTTTGTGGTGTTGAGGAACGCATCAATCTTAGCCTCCTCCTTCCCTTTGTCAAAGTCTTTATTAACCGGGATTTCTCCTGCCTGAGTATTCACAGCCGGTTCCTTGCCTACTGCTGATGCAGCCTCTTGCTTTTCCCTTTCCTCATTTGCTTTCAGATAGGGCGCAACATACTCTGCAAGATTTTCGTTCTGGTGTGCAAAGACGATCTCCCTGAGTTTCTTGTTAGTGTTCTTACCACCGATTATCTCACAACTCTCCATCATATCCATGTCCTCCATAACCAGCTTTAACAATATGGGTGTGTCCATGGCTTCCATCTGCTTCAATGTCCACTGCCCGTCAATGATTTCTTCTGCTGGTGTTTTGCCATCATTATCAATCTCCTCCTGGTTGGTGATGTTACCTGCCTCATCCCTGATCACAAGCACGCCATTTATAGATTCGGCTGAACCTTTCTCTGCTTTAAAAGGTGATTCGTCATGCTTTGTAAGATGCGTTACAGAATAATTTTCCATAATGCGACTCTTATCATCTTTATGTTGCATACCTTCTACTTCTGGATTAAAAGATAAATTATTTTCTGCTATCTGTTTGTCCATGGATTCTCTTGCTAGTCTTACATTTTCTGTATAACGCTCTTCGTTTTTATCTACTGGAATGACTTCTGCCTCTTGGATGTTCTTATCCCCTACCTTGCCAAATTTGTTGTTAGGGATCTTGTCAACCACTCTGTCTGTCATCTTTGTCGATCTGGTCTTTGCATGTTCCTTATCGGGGATCGTAATCTTTGCACCAGATTCAGTTTCAATTATCTCGGTAGTTTCCTTCCCAATGTCCTGTGCCTCCTCTGTGGTGTACATATTAAGAAGTACGTCAGAAAATAAGTCACGCGCGATATTCCCTAACGCCCTGTAGTTCAACATCCGGTCAGGTGTTTTGTACCATGCTGATTTCTTCCATTTCCATCCATCCTGACCGCTCACCTGAGAAGATGTTATCCAAAGCCCCATTCTTTTTGCTTTGTCAACTGAAAAGGTGCGGGTTAAGGTAGTCCCATTATCTTCTCGTGTAGCAGTAATAGATACTACCATGTTTTCATCCTCAATACTCCCTGTTACGGTTTCTTTCCATGAGTCTTTTTTTAACTTTCCCGAGGCAAATATCATGGTTTTCGCTAAATCTCCTTTTATTGAGAGCAATCCACTTACGGGGATGACATGCTGTAACGCTGTCATTGGAGGTATGGCAAGCTGTTGTGCCTGCAATAATACCACAACTACGGCAGGGACTTTCCCTTTTGTGTAATCCGGTTTATTATCCGCACCTTTTTCGTAGAAGTGATCAGGCACTAACTTGCTGTCAAGCAACATCCCTGCAAACTGCTTCATCCCTTCAATGGTGTCGTAGGCATCCTCTACAAATTTAGGAAGCCTTACATCCGATACTTTTACAATACTTTTTTCTGTTTCCATTTGTCTGTTGTTATTAAATTATAGTTTATAGTTGTACTCTCCTTTTTTGTCAACCCATGACCTCTCCTGTGGAGGTATCCATTTTGCTCCAATAAATTCAAAGAATCTTTCTTCCGTGTCGAATACCGGAGGCAATGTAGGAGCAAGTTTATATTCCGGCTTTATCTTCCATGTGCTTTTACGGATGCACTCGTCCTTTTTCCTCAATCCATTTTCTGTACCGCACCACCCTCTACGATTCCATTGCATAGCCAATGCGGTATGTGAGAAAAAACTACTTCCCGTCCGAATAGCAAGCATACGTCCATAATCTTTCTCCGTAGTGATGTATAACTCGATATGCAAGTCTGATTCGAGATAAAAGAACTTCTTTAGCCGTGTGCCATTAATAGTAAGTCCCTTAAATCCCATCGGGAACGCCTGCCCCATTGAGAACTCATCCTTTGGCACAACGACACACTCCACATCACCTACGTACGCCACCTCTCTACGCACCGATCCTGCGATAGAACCTTTGATTATATACGGTGTTAAGTACTTCATAAACCTGTCAGCCACGTTCTTGCCTACTGCAAGCGGGATTTTATGTTCGGTTGTGCTCATTTTTGCGTGAAAATATTGAAGTATATTCATAGTTTATCCTCCTATCCTTTTGGTTTCTCGATTAATGCATTAATGCATAATTCTTTACAGAAATATGTTTGTTGCATATTACAACAATCACAATCTTTCTGCTTTAGTATCCGTGTGTGTTTTCCAGGATAATCTGGATAATCTCTTTTCTCATCCTGATTAATTAACTTAGTTTCCATAACTACCCTTTTATACAAGTTTGTCCACTGAGCTTGTTATACCATCTCCCCTGCCCATCCCTGATAACCTTATTGCCATCAAGGAGAAAGGTGATCGTGGCCCAGCACCCATCGGTGATCTGATTGAGCTGAGTCATGTTCGTCTCATTGTACTCAAAAAGCACCTCCCTGGCATAGTTGCCAATGAAAACTTCCATAACCAATTCCCTGTACTGTTTCGTCTGCCCTGCCTTTGTCGTGAATGATTTGGGTGGTCCTACCCATACTACCCGTCCTGAGTATTCAAAATTGTTGATTGACTTGTTCTGAGCCATAATTTATGATCTTAGAATTGTTAATACTTCTTGTAATTTTTTCTGAGACTCCTCAAATGTCTCTGTAGCCTCCTCACTTTTCAATCCCGGCCATTCCACTTTTTCAAGGGCAGTGGCATAGTTCCAGAGTTTTTCTTCATCCGTAAGAAAATCTGAGGCATGACCTCCATCGCCGGGGCGTGGTTCTATTTGTGCTGTAACTGAATCTTTCATTTCAGGAACAGGAGTTTCTCCTTTGACATTATAAAATTCGGCATATTTCTGCTCCCATACTTCATTTTCCATTTCAGCAATCTCATCTTCTGTAGCAGAGATATTCCCTTTCTTAAAATTCTTTACTCCATATTGAAGTACCATAATGACCCCTATCTTATAAAGAGCATTAGTTCTTTCGACAATAGTATTCTGATGTGCCAACGCTTTTGCATCATCAATGACCTTCTGCTGTGCATCAAATTTCTTTTCTTTCGCACCAAGTATAAATTGATTCCACTGGTTATCATCACACCTCATGATTGCTTCATCGGTAAGTGGCTTCCCAATTTCATTAAATGCAAAGATCGTTTTGGTGACATCTACCTTGGAGATGTATTCATCCAATCCGACTAACTGCTCTTTCCTTCCCGGAAGTTTCAGCAATCTCTCTGCCCTGATCTTGATAGCCTCTTTCTGGTCATCAATAGCATCCTCCTGTTTTTTAAGGTGCTGTTCTACTTCGGAAATTAATGCCACGACTTCTTTCTCCTTGGCGATCCATGCTTTCTGCTCTTTTACCGCATCTTCCCTACCTGCTTTGCATATCCTCTCTGCAAGCGTTCTATGATCCCTGCACACAATTCTCGCATCATGTACCTTCTTATAACCCTCTGTGTCATCAATACCGTTGATTTTAAGAGGTAGGTAATCTGTTTTCAGCTTTGCAATAACAGCCTCCGTTACGTTCTGTTTTGCCAGTTCTGTTGTAATGATGTTCTCTGCTGTCTCTTTCATAATATATGTCCTTAATTAATCAACGATAAATGAATTATCAAGATGAGTTTTTTGTCCCTCCCATAAAATAGCAGAGTTGCCATCAATTGCTGCCATCATGTGCGGATGATGATTCTCTGAAAGATATTTCATCATATAAGATGATGCGTCTTCAAAGGTCATAGCCTTTAACTTGTTTTCTATAAATTCAGAAAACTTTTTTTCCTGTTCTTCAGCTTCTCCGCATTCAAGAGGACAAGCATCTGATGTCTGCTGCCAAAATTCATTCAGCAAATTTTTAATTTCAGTTACTTTCATGATTTTTAATTTAATGTTGTTAATACTATTTCTGTGCGTGGTTGATCTGAATAAACCTTCTTCCGGATAACAAAGCATATCAGTGAGTCATCTCTGTAATAAATTCTATTCATCGAGTCTGTTACGAATTTTTCAAGATTATCACCATCCGGTTTTGATGTATGCCATTCAGGTGCGGAATCTTTTAGTATCTCGCTATTCTTTCCCGTGCCATAATGTGACTTAGGTCGTCGCATATAAAAAGTTAACTCTAAAAATATTGGACCATCTATTGGTTTTTCAGGAGCATTCTGTTGGAGAATACCTGCAAATGTTAATTTCTTCTCTGCTGAAGGGTCATAAGTGCGCACAAACTTACCAACGCTTGTATGCCTATGCCTCATCTGCGCCTTAGCATCACCGAGTACTGTAAGTTTAATCTGTGTCATTTATCTGCAATATTTATATAAAAACCATGCTTGTTCATAGGAAAATGCAACTGCCCTTGCGCTGTCAATAAAGTTTTTTTCTACAAGTTCCTTCCATCTTACAGAACCCATAAACATTACATCCTTAACTGCTTCAGGATGCCCATTCCAGCATGTAGGGCAACACATAGTATCATGATATGCCCCGTTTCTACATTTGTAATCCTTGTCTTCCATAGTTTTTATATTTCGTGACAATCTGTAATTCTTATATCTTTTACTGTAATTCCTTTTTTGACAAATAGAATATTTTTAACAGCAAACGCTATGACCGATTCATCTGCTATAGAATTTAACGATTCAGGGACCGATATAGGTAACGTAAGCCCAAACATCTCATCTTTATCGGTTAAAATCTCACAACTAACTTTAAATTCATGTATTCCAAATAATTTTTTAAACCATCCCATGTCGTTTAAGTTTTAATTTCTCTTCCTAATACCTGTAACTGCTCCGGTCTGAAGCATCGGATAGCACCGGATGTCCTGTGCTCACATATAGCCACGCTGTAGCTTACTCCTATTCTCATATCCTCGTTCATTTCAATGATGGTGTAATCAAGTCCCCAATGGAGCAACCACCATTCATCTTTCTCATACAGCGTTTCTCCTTCATCGCCTAACTCATCCTTTTCCTGTGTCACCGTAACAAGTACTCTCATATCCTGATCTCATATTCAATCGTTAAGTCCTCCACCACACGTTTTAAGGCATAATAGAGCCTTCTGTCAATCAACTTGGCCTGTAACACTCCATGAAGCATCTCAGAGCCAGGGAGAGGGCTAGAAACATTCTTAGCACCAATCTTATTAAGATGGCGTGCTTTCTCTATCGTCTCCGCAATGAACTGGATGTTCTTGGTCTTCTCTTCCGGTGTCAGTATCTCTATTATCTCCTTTTTCATCTTCTTCATATCTAAAGTAATGTCCTCTTCTTGAAATCTTTACTCTGCCAGTTACCGAATCATCCACAACATCCCTGCTACACCTATTGGCCCTTGCCGCTTCTGCTATTGTGTCAAATCTTGCTATCTCCTGATCTTGCCTATCATATTGAATAACTTTTTTGTTATGATGTGCTGATAATTCCTTTGTTCTCTGCTCCCATGCAGCTACCCAAATCTGATTTAAAAATATCCTTGCCTCACCTGTCTTATCCTCGGGAATAATCTCAAATGCTTTCATGTCACGAAGGACCTTATTTACTACTCGTCCCTGATCCATCTTTTAAACAATTTCATTTCTCAGATATTCATCTCTTGCAATTCTTGCTTTTTCTTTTGTTTTAAAAAATCCTAAGTAAATTCTTTCCCCCTTTCGGCTAAATAGAACATAAAACCTATTAAAATTAGGATAAATAGCATAATCTATGCCCCGTCTTCTATTTAACGAATTTAAATAAGGAGTCGTAAAATGACAATTCTCTGGGGTATAATCTCCGTTATTATCTTTACGATCAATCTCTAATCCATCTTCATAACCGTGAGTAATAGCCCATTTATAAAATGCTAAAAAATCATACCTCCATTCAGAACATACCTTTATTCCTCTCTCCCCATAATTTTTATATGCATAAACATTTGGATTGGTAGTCCTTGAAATCATTCCACACCAACGTCCATACATTTTGGTCCGTTTCATCCCATGTTTATAATTAGGATTGCTCTTACCATAATGGCTTCTATTATTCTTTTTCATTGTGATAGATAATGGAGCACCCCCGGCTGCTTTAATCATCGGCATCTGTGTCGATACGACAAGAGTAGATGAAACCAGGGATGCAGTATTTTTAATATTTTCCATTATAGATACCGTGATTAAAGCGTAGTAAAGATATGCTATTGCTAATAGCAATCCAAATTTATTTTTTTAAACTCAGCAAGAAGTTGATCTTCTGGGGGCTTCTCTCGTATTCGATTATTAAAGGTGCGATTCTTTGACCCTTTCCGCTCACTCCATGTTGCGCTTCCTAATCGCCCAAAATCAATCATCTCTGCTCCGGCAAGGGTTAGTTCTTTTATTAATATATTTTTAAGCCCACTCCTTTCTTCATCAATGAGACTTGATATGCCATTAAGTACCTTATCGTGTTTACAAAGATCATAAAGGCTTATTGTCCCTTCAACACTCTCTCTTTCTTTAAGAAATTTTTCACTTTGAAATTCACGATATGCTTCTGTGGTGTCAGGTTCAGGCTCGTAACGCATCACCTCTGCCTCCCATTTTTCCATCTCCCCCATATTACCCTGCTTCTCTGCCTCCTTCATCTTGGCAAATGCGGCTTTAGCTGGCAATATCCGGTTATCCCAGAATGACTTACTGATGTCAATGATGCGCTTACAGAGGTCGTCATCACGCTGCACCTTCTCAACCATGAAATCATTACCATCTTTCAGAATGGCTATCTCCGCGTAATCTGTCTCCATGATAATCATATAGACATGAACTTGAATCAGATAACTGATGGGAATCCCATCGGTCCACATCTGAGCACTCCAATAGCTTAAAGTCTTAATCTCGAGTACTGCCTCTGTCTTTAATGCCTCAGAGGTGATGAGATTAACACCACCCTTAATGTTCATGACACGGTCAAGGGATGCGAACAGCCACGGATAAGAGGGATTGACAACATAACCATTTACATTTCTGCATTGCCGAATGATCTTATTGTTCTTGTAATTATCAATCCATCCTGTCTCACTGCCATCGTAGTACTGCCATAACTCTGCTATCTTGTCCTCCATGTAGCGACCAAAAAACATCTTTGAGTTGTCGATCTGACGTTGCTCCAATTGACCTATTTTTTCATAGAAGGTGCGTGTCACCGTATCGTATTTGTTAAGTCCGAGCACTGTCGAAATTTCTGATCCCCCGATGCCGTTTAACCGGAATTTAAACCATTCAGGGGTGTGCTGTGGTATCCTTGTTATTATTAGATCACTTCTCATATATTAAGTATAAAATTATAAAGTTTTTGATTCCATTTTGCGTCAGCAAGAGCATTATGCTCGTCTTCTTGTTTTGGATAGAGAGGATGTGTTTTTAGATGCTTAGCTTTATCTATCATTCCAGTTTTATCAAGATATTCTAAAACATTATGTGTTACCGAAGGATATTCAATCTTGCTTAATTGCTCTGAAGACATAGAATCTGCCTTTTCATCAAACATCTGTTTTAAATCCTTACAATACATGGGAAATCCTTTCGGAAGATCCATCATTTTGCCAAATAATTGACAGAACACCACCCAATCATAATCTGCATGATAACCATAAAAATCAATAGACCTATTCTCAGAGGCTAAAACTCTATACTTATTTAGATGTTTATTCCATTGATTATCATTAAGACTTCCTTCCTCTGATATAGGATTTACAAAAGCAAAAACTTCGTTTGCAATTTCTTGCCGGGATTTCCCTGAATCCCTGAATATTGATTTGATGGTATTATTATTTAATCCAAGATAATTTCGAGCATCCCCATGTACGTGTTCTATGTAAATAGGGGTTATTACATGTTCCCATAGCCATGTGTCTTTGCATATTTCATTAAGATCACATTCTTTGTTAAGAGCATAATATTCCCTGCTGTCTTCACAGACAATGCCTATACTTATTAGATTAATAGTTGGTGTAGGATAGCCTACCTTAATACCCAACAACTTATGTTGTTTAAAGTATTCTTTAAATTCTGTGTCAATAAAATATTTCATAAGTTCATAGCTTGCGGAGGCTTCATGCCATCCAGATTTAACGGCTTTAGTTCCTTGAATATCTCGGAAAAGATACTGTTTAACATTTCAGCTTGAACGGACATAAGCTCAACCTCCTGTTTCCCTTCATTGCTGATGTCGTTGTACCATCTGTCATACCACTTACTGAGATCATTGACAAGCCCCTCATGCTGTTTGGTGAGTTCTACGCCCTGATTGTAGAACTCCTGATAGAACTGTAGCCAGTCCTTGTAATTCTTTAACGTGGCTTCTGCTGTTGCCTTTAACCCGGCATTAGCCCATCCATGCATGGGATCGTCCATGATCTTCTGCGCATCATCTACCTTTTTTGCTTGCGCATCAACCATTTTTTTCTTAAATAGCTCAAGCATGTTGGCGAATTTGTAATTATTTACGTTGCTCATAGTTATTATAGTTTTTCAAATTCAATTACCCATACCCACGGATTGATGTCCCATCCATAGCCTCTTTTTTCGTTTATAGAATCCCATAAATCAGAAAATCTTACCTTACAAGTAGAATAAGGAGCATTTACTCCATAATAATTTTGCGTTCCCTCTTCACATGCGTCCTCTTCTGAAATATTGTGCAACCTTTCAACCCTAATCCCTGTTATTTCAAGTTTAATCCGGCAGGCTTCTTTAGGCATGAATCTTGGCGACTTCCATTTTTCCGATTGATTTTCGCCTTGCTCCTTATAAACATACGTTACGTTTTTATGAGGGTCATAATTCCATGTTTCTCTTACCCAAAGGATATCCTCGGCTTGACCGTAAGGACACTTAATAGCTTCCTGATTAAATGTTCTGTCCTTTAATGACTTTTTATTTACAGATGATTTCTGGGTAAATCGCCAAGGCAGTTTACACGCATAGCCCATCCATTCAAACTGCCAATCATTGGGGTTTTGATTTATGACATTAAGTCCCCTTGTTCTTCTGGTTTGCGTTTTTCTCCCGTCCAGTATTGCCTGAACCATTGGCGTTGAAAATAAAATTGGTCTTTCCTTACTCATGATAAAATACTTTGTATTCGTTAGTGAAAAAGAAATCTTCGTCATCAATGACAATGATCGATGCGCTCTTACGGGGAAACTTAATCCTGTCCCCAGCCTTCACCTGGACACATGCTGCCCCTGCCTGTACCACCTCCCCTGTCTCTGGTAACATTTCTTTGGTGTTCTTTGGGATATACAGATTTCCGCTTGGGGTCCTCTCAGGAACCTTGTCTGGCTTAACCAATACTGCTGTACCTTGTACTATCATGCTATCTTAAATTTATATTAAAATGGTAACGAATCTAATTCATCCTTCCCGTTCCCGCTAAACACCTCATCCTCTTCCTCTGTCTTAGGGGGGTTGAGCTTGTTCGGGGTATTATGAGATATCGGTTTTTTCTCATCAATCATTACAAATTTGCCTCCCTTGGAATAGTCCAATCTCATTTGAACTTTCCCTACTTTCCCTATTTCCTCAAATCTAATCTTCTCGACATTTAAGATTGTAGGTGCAGTATCATCTATGTATATCTTATCATCTTCCGTTGGGTCATCAGGAATATCCTCTGGTTTCTTTTTTCTATACATATAACGATGTAATATGATGCCAATATCCGGTTTGTCCTTCCAACATGAACTTCCTTTTATGTCGTATAAACACGGCATCCGATAGTTAATCCCCTGTTTCTCAATTTTCGTAGGGTGTGCTATGAGGATGCAATGCAAGTCATATACATCACAAAAATTAACTATATAATCAAGTTGTTTTCCTATAAAAAAAGTCTCTGTTTCATTTTTAGGTTGCTCATGCTCTATCTTATTCCACGCATCAATAACAAACCCAAAAATGTTCTCTGTCTTTTTAAGGTATATAAGATATTGCAATAAAGACTCCATCGAATTTACCCGGTCTGTATTGATCTTTCCATTCCATGTTTCAAAATTTAATTTACTTGGAGACACGAAGAAAAAATGTTTTTGAATATACCTCATTGTTTTCCATCTGAGCTCTTCGGACATTGAGTTCTTAAATCCTCTCCTGAAAAATTGTGATGTTATCACCTCTGCTATCTTTGCCTGTTCTCTTGATGCAGGACGATTTTCAGGGGTGAACATAGCCCATTTGATATTTTCTTTATCGTTATGCCTGATAAACTCCGTCAAATACCATCTTGCAAAAACAGACTTCCCTGCCGAGGGTGTTCCTGTTATAACAGTAAACTGCTTATTCTTTAGCGTGAATAGATTATCTATAGCAGGAATCCCTATCCCTAATCCCGGGGTAAACCCATCAGAAGCGATCATCTCTAATTCTTCCTTGACATCACTAGGAAGGATAATGCCTTTTATCGGGAATGAACTCAGGTTGTTATAGCACTCATCAACACCTGCCTTGCCAAGAGCAGGCAGATGAGGGTCGGCCTTAGTATTGCCCTTAAACACATCATTGATGTCTTTATAGCCTATTGGATATTGTATGTACTTACACCTCTCCTTGCCAAAGATAAGGGCTAACTGGTTGCGCAGGACACGTCCTGGTCTGTCATTATCGGTACTGAAGATGATTAGATCGACATCTTCAAAAAAACTCTGGACATATTTATCATTGGCGTAGTCAAATTCTTTATCAAACTCTTTGGCATCGGGATTTGGAGCACCCTGCGGTACTGTGATTACATTTTTATATCCTGCCTCTTTCCATGTCAGCCAATCCCATTCTCCTTCTGTAATGATAACCTCCTTCTTTCCCTCTGCGTCAAAAGATAAATTCTGCATCCCAATAAAAATAGAGCGAGTGCCAAGGTCTCTTTTCATCTGAAACCATTTAGGGGCATCATCCCCTGTCTTCCATCGCACATTGAAGTATTTTACATTAACAAGAGTCTCATTAACATATACAGGGAATCCCATAATAGGCTTACTGCCCATAGAATATTCATATATCTTTTCCTTTTGTAAGGTTTTCATTGACAAGCCCCTTTTTTCTATGTATTCTCTCACTTCTTTGGAATATGTTTCAGTGACTTGCTTTGGCATCCTAGATTTTTCTTGTACTTGCTTGAACTTATCCATAATGTCTAAATTGCCACTCCAATGACAGTGATGGCATTTAAAATATCTTTCGCCTGTCTCATTATTTACCGTAAGACAATGCACGTTCTTATGCTTCTGCCTTGTGTCATTGCACTTAGGGCAGATGGTAGTATAACGCACCTTATCGGCTCGCACCTCAATATTGAGTTCCTCAAATGTCATGCTTTAAGATATTTCTCTGCTTTGTCGTTACGAAGGATAAACAATGGGCCCTGCTCTACTTCGTCCTGAAAGGGGCAACAGTAGTCCAGCTTGGTGTCCCATCCACCCGACACCTTGTCATTGACACACGGACGGATGAGATTGCGGATGGTAGACACCGCCAATCCGGTTAATGATGAGAACTGGTTAACGGTAAAGATATTGTACCGCACCATTCTCCTTATGCGCATCTTGTCAATCCCTGTGCGGGTGTTGATGATGTCTATGAGTTCGGGGTCAGTCTTTACAAACTTACACTCGGCTCCTGTTATTAAACCATATTTCTCTTCCATGGATGTAATTTAATTGTTTCTGCAAATATAAAGATAATATCAATACAAACAAATTAATTTATATTTTTTTATTATTTTTTTTATTCACATGAGAGCAAAACAAAAGAGCACCGTTGCTGATGCTCCCTATCTACGCTTAAACGAATGACTTTTACAGACCGATTAGGGCAAGAATAATTGTGGTCGTAGTTGTTACTGCCGTAGTGAACCGCCAAAAATTCTTCCGATGTCTTTCCTTGTCCCTCTGCTTCTCTGTGTCCAATATGATTTTATCGTTGTTCTCATTGATCTGCTTGCAGTCTGCTAGGCTCTGTTCCTGCTGCACCACTATTTTCTTCAATACATTTGCCACGCTATCCCTTACCACAAACTGATCTTTGCAGTTGTTTATCTGTGATGTCATCACGGGCATTATTCTCTCCGAACTTCGTGCTTTTAGATAGTCTGCATGGATATATTTTATCTGGAGCTCATTAAACAGGTATTTCAATGCTCCCGGGTAATTATATGCTACTTCCTGAAGAAATATATAGCTACTGTCAGCCGTTATGAAATCGAGCCATGTCAATGCCGAATCTATCTCTACAGTCAACTCAGCTATCTGTTTATCCTTTGCCAGGAATATTAGCATCAATGATTTAATCTTAGCCTCCTGTTTATCTATGGTGTCCTGTTGATTTTGAATCACACCCTCTCTTTTAGTAATTTGCTCTTTTAAGGACTTTTTAGAGAGTTTAAGAAATCCGATCTCTTCCTGATACTTAGCCACCTTTCTGCCTCCGAAGAACCCAAATAGCCCTATAAGAACAATCAGAGCAATAATTAAAATGTTTTTCACTTGGTCTTTCATTGTTTCTTTTCATTATTTTCATTAATTTCATCTCTTCTTTTACATTCCTCAGGACAGATAGGAGAACCATAACCATCAACTGATGGATGAGGGCAATCTTCAATGTTTTCGCAAAACCAACAATCCTGGAAAGGGAAGTCTATTTTCCGTTTGCCATACTTCTTATATATCTCACTGAACATTGCCATTATCTTAATTATTTTTTGGCGGTTCAAAGCTTCTTGTTATTGTTGTCATGCCTCCTCTGATTTCAGCTATTTTATTAATCACATTAGCCTGAAAATCAGCGTATTTTTTTTGAAGTTCTTTTAATTTAGCCTCATCTTCTTTCCCCGCCCCGAACGTAGCGGCTATCTCAAGCACCATATAGTTATTATTCCTTTGCAGGTCTTGAAATACCCATAATGGAGCATAATCCCGACCAACTTTTTCAATCCTTACAGTATTCTGTTTTACATTTGCTACTAATACACTAACAACACTTATTGCCACAAAGACAGACCCAATCATTATTTTAACCCAGAAATTAAGAGTACTTCTTGCTTTGTTAGTATCTCTTATTAATCCCTGTGCATGAATGATTATATCACGAATGTCCTTCTCTTGTTCTTCGCTCATAATTATTTGTTTAATTAGTGAATCCAACTTCTCTTACTTCATTCCTAACTTCTCTTTACCTTTTTTGATAAGATGATACCAGGCTGCATTATTCAAGTACCCTATCAATGCTGCTGCTATTAAATCCATAGGTAATGATTTAATTAATGGGATGTTTTCGATTATGGTATTATCAAACTCCGATTTTGAAGCTATCACCATTAGGATAAACATAAATATAAAGGATACAAAAACTTCCGCAATGTTATCCTTAATCCAGAAAGAAAGGGACGGTGCAGTTTTTTTGTCTTTCTTATTTATGAATTTGACAAGGAAACTTGCTGTAATACCCAAAAGGGCTAATACCCATGCTAACATAATAACCTCCTATTTTTAATTTTAACTATTTTTAAATCTTCTACCATTTATATTGTTCCAAATCTCATTCTATTATTATATTACCTGATCCATTTGTTATTATATATCCACCTGAGGATATTGGTGATGTGGCATGAGTGTCTATCTGTATATTTGTACCATAACCTGTGCCTGCAACGCTCCCTGTTGCATAAGCCCTTACGTAGTATGTAGTATTAGCTTCAAGTATCAGAGTGCAGGAGAAAGCACCTGTGCCACTTGCTGAAGGAACTATATTATCTCCGGTAGTAGGATTAACAGAAGTATCGAAACATATTCCACGAGCACTAACCGTCCCCCCTCCGTCATCCGTTACATTACCTGCTACTACTGCCCTCACTGATGCGTAAGAAGTCAAGGCAGTTGTTACCTGTGGTAACTCTGGGGGTGATGGTTCTGCTGCATCATAAGCAAAAGCACCTAAATCTGGAGGATCATTATGATAAAGGCTGTCACCGTCATACGTTAATCCTACTCCAATGCCTGCACCGATTAAATCACTTCCGGTATCTATATGCAAAAAAGTTAAAACAGGCAATCCCCCCCATGCTGTCCTTGCCCCTGAAAGCCCAGCACTATCTACTGAAATAAAATCAGCATCAGAAAGAGTCACCCCCGGAGGTGTGTTCCATGAGTTATATGAAGCAGTCTCCTGATTCCAAAGTGATCGCATCTGATAAGTTACATTATCATAAGCAATGTTATTCTTATATATCATTTCATGGTCAGGATAAACAGAACCATTAGAAGGCACGTAAAATCCAGCCCATCCATTCTTATAAGCAATACAATTATATGTTTCAAAATTATGATTAAGAGTCGCTGAATTTTCATGGAAGCCGGTAGCCTTGTTATAGGCAGATACACAATTTATTAATCTCCTTTCAACATAATTAATATCAACTGTATTACCTGTTAGATATTTGAATCCATTGCCGTCTCCACCTGCTAACTTGCCATTATCCCATGCCCAACATCTGTCATAAATAATCAATCCCTCATTATCAGAATCCCAACCATCATCTCCATTGCTCCATGCTCTGCAACCATAGTAATATGTATAAGCATCTGTAACTCCAGCCTGAGGCCATGAATTAAATCCATCTGATGTCTCTCCGGGGCTGTGATTTAGAGAATCTACGTTATTATATGAATCACAATTATAATATCGTATTGAATCAGATAAATAACATTGAAATCCATGCCCTTCAACATTATGAACCACACACTGAGTATGAGTTATGTTATTACAGCTATTTTGATATATCCCTCTTACGTTATCATCTGTTACACCTTGAGATACATTCCTAACCGTAATCCCTTTAATATGCCAATAGTCAGAGAAAGTAAATCTTATACCATAATTGGTTGTACCAGTTCTTATTAGATTAGTCCCGTCAATTACAGGTGTGTTGCCGGGATAAGCAAAAATACAAATATCATTTCCATAAGTGCCATCAACATTACCAACTTCGATCCACGCCGTAGGATACCATGTGCCTGTTAATAAAAACAATGAATCTCCCGCCTCATCTAATTGATCTATACCATGCTGAATAGTAAGAAAAGCATTAGCTGTATCTGCTCCCGAATCACCATCATTACCTGTAATGGCAGAAACATAATAGGTATCTTGACCAAAAAGGCTAAAGCATAAGAACAATAACGGTATTATTAGTAGTTTTTTCATAGTTTTTCCATTAATGATACATTGTCAATAGTAAATGTGGCGGTTGATGCTGTGTATGCCCTAAT